GCAGTAGATGTTATTGCTGTGCCATTAAAGTTGATAGCATCTAAGTAGGCAGTGCCATCAATGTAAATGTCTCTCCACTCTTGACTAGAAGAACCTAAGTCATAAGTATTATCTGTGTTAGGAATAATAGAACTATTTACATCTGCACCAAAAACAACATTATCGGTAGCAGCATCACCTAACGTCATTGTACCACCATTAAACGTAGTTGTACCTGTGACAGTTAAATTACCACCTATGCCTAAATTACCTGATATGTCAGCATTACCATTTATGTCAATAGTAGTAGCGGCTATCTGTATTTCTGTATCTGCTACAAGGTCAAGTTGTCCATCTGCACTTGAATTGATGTATATAGCTGTGTCTCTGAATTGTAGCTTCTCTGTAGAAGCAATAAGTATGTCATCACTAAATTCAAAATAATCCTCGTCTTCTTTCCACAATAATACACCGTCATTTGATTCACCATCAAATGTTACAGTTATATCTGTACCTGCTGTACCTGCTCCTAGTGTAAGTGTATTACCTAATAGTTTAGTAATAGGTCCACCTTCACCTGTAGTACCATCATGAGTATGTCCTGAACTAGCCGCAAAAGCTGCAAGTAGTTGGTCAAATTCATTGTTGGTATCGGCTGCTTGTATTACGTCACCATCTGAATATGATGACTGCCTTGTATAGGTTGCTCCCATTTACCTTCTAGCTCCTGTCTGATACTCTAGTTGAAATCCTTTGAGTGAATACGCAGGTGTTGAACCATTGTCGTTTACTCTTAAAGCTACTGCAAAGCCTGAACCTTCAACTGCTTGTCTTAATAATGGTTGTGAAGGACCACCATATGTAGGACTACCATATGTAGATATTCCATATATACCTGCTATATCTTCAGAGTTTAAAGAGTAAGCAGATGGTCTTGCTGAATCAGATGCTTCATAGTCATATCTAACAAATAAATCAGCATTAATAGTTGATTCAGGTTTATAGTTTACAATAACTCTTTGCATATGTTTACGTAATCCGGGGTCTCCAAATGTCATATCAGGACTACGATACTTACCATTTATAGCACTACCATCAAAAGTTGAACCTTCTTCTTGTCTATACACATAGCCATCGAAACCACCATGTAATGCTAGTACATCTCCTGCTGTAATAAATGTATCTGTACAGGCAGGTTTAATTCCTTTTATTCTTGAGAACTCATAATTAGATTGTCCACCTGAACCACCTTTGAGTACACATATAATACCTTCAGTTAAACTTTCAGAACCTGCATCCTTTGAAAAAAATAATCTGTATTGTGTTTTCTCAGGTATAACTATTGAATTAAAAGCTGTAGCGTTAGCTATGTTTTCATCAAACAAAGATTGAATATTAGAACTTATAGTTCCAAGTTCAACGTCACCAATCCTTGCTGTACCTGCAACTGTTCTTAATCCATCAGGTCCTAAGAATATTAAGTCACCTGCAAATTCCTGAATAGTCTTACCATTTATACAACCTATATCTCTTGTAACAGGAGTTACTGCAAAGTTGGAACTAGAACTACCTGTAAGTTTAAATATTCTATTTTCACAGAATACAAACAAACTATCTCTAAATACTTTAAGTCCTACAATAGTATCATCAACTTTAAAACTACCTGCACCTGAACCACTACTAAATGCATCCTCATCAAAGGGTTGACTAAATACTACTTCTTGTGGAGTACTTGACATACCTGCATAAAACATATGCTCTCTAAATGATGTAACTATACTTGCACCTGCTACAGCACTATTACTTACATCAGTGGCTGTTATAGATGTATTAAATATTACAGGTGCATTTGCACCATCAACTAATATTATCTTATCATTACCATCAAAGTTAAATCGTTCTATAGAATACTTATTAGCGTTACTTCTACCTGTATCTCTTTCAGTCCAACTTTCTGATACAACTGTTCTTGATGTATCTGAACTTGCACTATGAGTTGCGGCAGTTGTACTATTAGTAGCTCTTGTCACACCTGTAAAGGTTGTAGATGTGATACCTGTATAAGTAAACTGCTCATCATCTATCTGTAATGTACCACTTGAACTAAACCCTGTAGTGCTTACAACTGTTATAACACCTGAACCTGACATGGTAGCATCTGCTGTTATAGTATTTGAACTACCTACACCTAAAGATGTAGTAGCAGAACTAAATATCTTTTGACCTCTAGCTGCAATAACTTTATTAGCAAATGTTGTTGTTAGTAATACAGGCTCATCTGAAGATGATGTCTGAGGTACAACATGTCTTACGTGTCTCTGATAACCTTTGATTCTCTTGTAACCACCTTCAACATCAGGCTCAAAGTTTTCTAACTGTAATGCCTGTCCGGGTTGCATAATAAATGTAGAACGGTTAGCTATCAAGCCACCTTCACATACAAACGCACTAGGAGTAACTTGCGATTGGTCTGCCATTTTAACTTACTCTTAAATTTAATGTAGTGCTACGACTTCCTGAATTAGATTGTGGTATATAAGTAGACCTCACATAATCAAACCTATTAACTAATAATGTCTGCATATTTTTAATACCTTGTTCAAATCTGCCAAAGTTTAATTGATACTGTTGTGTTTCACCCCTATACTGATACACAAATGCTGTAGCACCATCTACTATTACTGCTGCAAATCTATCAGGTATTGTTGTTGTATCTCCGTGAGCCGACATATCTGTAGGAAAAGAAAAGTAATCATACTTTAAAGTTAAGGATTTTCTTGGGAATGGATATAAAAGATAATTATTATCAGGAGTTCTTACTACAAATTCAGGTACACCACCACCATCAAACTGTGTTACAGTTACCCCACTAGCTATAGAAGCTGCTGTTGTATTATTTGCACCTCTTGTACATCCTGTAAATGTAGTACCAGAACCTATAGCTGTATATGTAATTTGTTCATTACCTATAAATAGAGTTCCTGTACTATCAAAGCCTGACGTACTTGAAACAGTTATAGTTGTTACACTATCTGTATGTGTTGTACTTGTTGTTGTACTATTTATTTCATCTTCTTGTGTAATAAAACTATTAATGTAATCATTATAGTTTAATATTTTTAAATTACCACCTGATACATTTAAATCAGAATCTTTTATTATTCTAAATGTATTGTAGTCTACCGTTTTTGTTGTTGCTGCAACTGAATATCTTACAACTCCTGCTGTTAATGTTTTTGTATCTACAGCATGATTAAAAGGATATTGAAATTCTTTTTGATTTATGTATCGTATAGATTCATTTACTGCATTTTGACATTGAACTTGTATACCCCTAGCACTAGAAAAGGTTGTAGAAGTTAATGCAACTTCATTCAACCTTGCTATTACTTTATTTGTTAGTGTTAGGTAAGTTTCTGCCATAATAATTCCTAAAAGTGTAGAGGAGCAAGTTGCCCTGCTCCCCTAGAAAAGTTAAGCTAATTGGTCTCTATCGACCTCATCAGGCTTATCATCTAATCCATGACCTGCTAAATCAATAACAGTTGCATAGACTCTGAGTCTACCTGTAGCTGGAGCCGCACCTGTAATCTTACAGTCAATAGTGTCTGTAGTAGTTACAAACTGAGTGTAAGTTGAAGCTGCTGCTCCTACAATAGTATTAGTTTGACCATTAGTTCCTGCTGCACAAAAACCTGTACCGGTTATATCTGCACCATCAATAATGTCATCACCTGCTGCGAAGTCCATGTCAAGAGCACAACTTGAAGTAAATGCTTTCATTACTTCTGCACCTGCATTTAGGACTAAAGTATTTGCAGGGATTTCTAACACCTGAAAGATGTCTCCGTCTGCAAAACTTCCACCTGCCGCTACTAACGCATCGATATCAAGGTAAGCTTCGATATTTCTCATTACGTGAGTATTTTTAGCTGATGGCATAGCCACTATAGAATCGGAAGATACACCAGTGGTATCTTTAGAAGTTAAATCATAAGTTGCCATTTATACCTCCCTTACCCTACGTTATACTTGGCAGTAACGATTGCTTCAGGGCGAAGAATCTTTCTACCATACAAATGCATACCACGAACAATATCAGCAAAAGAATCAGGGTCTCTGTAAGTCTCTGTCTTGTTGATTTGCTCGGCAGTAGCTACTGCTGAACTATGTCCTGCAACGATAACACCATAGTTTGAGTTTTGGTTAGCAGTTCCAGATGTTCCCGGACCTGTACCTACTGAAGGTAAGTTATTGGACATATACACGTCAAAGCCATGTATTTTTCCAACAGATAAACCTGACCTCAATCCACCTGATTCACCGAAGTCACCATTTAGAAGACGTGAATCTTCATCTTTTAGTACTTCAATAAATGTTGGATGTAGAACAAGCCATCTACCATCAGTGTCTACAAACTGTGTATCTAACAATCTGCCCATTCTAGCTATAACCTGTAAGGGAGTAGCTGTAGCAGTTGCTTGTGCAGTTGCACCACCTAGTCTTGGAGCTATTGGGATAGAGTGGTCACCAGCACTAGAAGTAGTGATGTTACCAAAGCTATCTTTTCTTAGCTTCATGCTTGTTAGCAGTTCATCTGAACCAGCAGTTGATACTGACTTAGTACCATTAACTACATCGTTTGCTGTTCCTGCTAATGCATTATTTGAGGATTGCTTAAATCCTGACAAGTAACCAAGAACGTCTTGGTCGTAGTTGTCTTTTAGTCTGTAACCTGCTCTGTCACTTGCCATTTGAGAGAAGTTTACGTGACTGTGAGCTTCTTCAATATCATCTATTTTAAAAGCAAAGTAGTTTGCTTTGTCAATAGTTAATGTGAAGTCCTCATCGTCAAGGTCTTGAGGTTGCACGTTTGCACCTCTAGCGTATTCCTTAACGGTGATTTCTGGCTCCTTTATTATTTTAACGGAATCACCCATGTTGCTAATCTCTCCGAAATAATCAGAGTTTGTAATAGATTCGACAACGGAGTTTTTCCTAAAGGCTAACTGAACCTGCTTAGAGTAAATAACTGGGGAGAAATTACCATTGGGCAGATTACCGTAACCTGCTGCAGTTTTAAATGCCATTTTCATCTCCATTTTGAAAATTGAACAAATGCACCGAAGTGCTAAAATTTACTCGTCATCGGCTAATAGTATTTGAGGTTGTACGTTTGATAGCTAATCAAGTGTAGGCTCATACCATCAGGTAGGCTTTCAAGTGTCGTGTAGTATGTGAGTTGTCCACGTGGAGGGGTCACATTATAGTTGATACTAGTTATATGTATAAATAACTATTTGTCAACTATTTATCTAGCAGAACCAGATAAATCGTATATAAAGTTACCGGAACGTATAGCTTCCATGATTACATCAGCTTTAGCTGCATATTCATCGGCACTCATTTTATCAACAGTAGACTCTTTAAAAGTTACTGTGTTGTTAGTTTCTGAAACAGACGTTTTACTTTTTGTTGAGACTGCTTTAGCAGCACCTGCATCATTTGACTTCTCTTTTTTCTTATTAAGTCCTTTGTCTGCTTTATAGAGGTCAATGGCTCTTGCGGCAGATTTTGCATCATTGTCGTTTTCATATAATGCATTTTGCACCCATTTAGGTTGTTCTTCTGCCCACTCATGGAACTCATCACTTTCTCTGATATCTGCGAAATCAGGATGTAGTCTTAACAATTCTACTTCTGCTTTCTCTTTTATAGAGTTAGCATCCCTTTCGTCTATTTCTTTAATTCTTTTTTCTATATCTTCTGATTGCTCTCTAGCTTTTTTAGTGGCAATAGTTTCTACTATGGCTGCTACATCAGGATATTCTTTTGCCCATTCATTTATATCTTCATCTGACTTAGGCAACTTCATTTCTTTTTTAGTAGCTTTACTTAATTGACTTTTTAAATCATCAAGTTGCTTTTGCAAGTCTTTTTCTTTTTCTTGGGAGTGTCTTCGTAAATCTCCATAACGTTTCTTAAAAGTTCTTTCTTCAGCAGTCTTCGGTTCTTCCTCATCTTCTGCTTTCATTTCTTTAACAGATTTGGTTTCACCTTTTTGTTCTTCCATTAACTGTTTAAGTTCTTCTTCATCTTTTTTAATTCTATCTTCGTGAGTAGAAGGTTTTTCCATAAATGCTTTTTTCTTTGGTGTAGCATCTACTACCATCTCTTGTGCTTGTTCAGCCATTTAGTTTCTCCTTGGGGTTATCGTAGCCATTATGTTGGGGGATAAGTAGCCTGTATGTAGGTTATTGTCTTGAAGCTAACCCACTTCGCTTCTTCTTATTAGCTTTAGGTAAATTCTTTCTTTGTATAAAACCACCTGATGCAGTAGAAAATCCCATATCTGAACTTCCGGGGTCTGTTGCGTCTGCACCACTATCACTACTACCATCTCCACTATCATAATAATCATAACTATATGTTGGACTTGTGTATGTAGGTATAGATGTATCAGCTTTACCTGACTTTATATCTGCTTCTACTTTTGCTCGTTGGTCTTTTTGTTTTTGTTCTGCTTGTTCTAAGTCTGTTCCTGCTAAACCTGACCTTACTAAACTCTTATATAAAGGACTTTCTTTAAATACTCTATCTGTAGTTAAAGGTTTGCTTCTATCCCCTTTAGTAGTAACACCTGCAGCTAACTTAGGGTCTCTTCCTATTCTAAAATCACCTGCACTTTTTGGAGCACCTTTTGCAAATTCAGTGGGGTCTACTGACCTAGGGTCTATACTAGTTCTAGATGTAGTACTTCCTTGTGATACATCAGGATATCCAGTCTTGCCTTTAGAAATTGTACTTCCTTGTGTTATTCCTGTAGGAGTCGTTGTTGTTATAGTAGTAGTAGGTTTTTGGTCTCCACCTTTTATTTCATCTCCTTTTTTAGTAAGTCTATCATCTTTAGGGTCAGCAAATTTAGTACCACCACCTGTTTTATATCCTAGCTCTGTTGCCCATGCATCATATCTTTCTTTTCCCTTTTGCCCTAATGAGTTATATTCTTTTGTAGATACAGTAGAACCATGCCAACCTGTATTAAAACTAGCTGACATATGTTTAGCAAAATCTGCCGCACTTTTATATGATACAGTTCCTTGTTCTGTTAATGAAGCAGAACCATCTGCGTTCATAGCTAAACCATTTTTATGGAATACACCATTACTAACTATATCTACATCACCTGCTTCATTACCAAATTTAAAAGTAGGAGTAGCTCCAAACATAACACTAGAGTTTCTTATATCTGTCTGAAAAGCTTTTTGTGAATTAGCTTCTGCTATTTCTTCTGGTCCATATGCTGTGTCAAACATAGCTTCTGCGTCATCTTCAGCACCTAATATTTTATCAGCATCTGCTGTAGGATAAGCAGAATCTTTACCCATAAGATTACTAATAATAGTTCCACCAATAGCTGCTATAGGATTTATTAAAGCACCTAAACCTGTAGCTAAACCTTTACCTAATCCTGAATCTTTTCTTTGTGCCGCTTTAGCTAATTCAGATACTGCTGTAGATTTAATCCCTACACTATCATCCCCACTGTCTTGTTGAGTAGCACTTCTAGCACGTACATCGGTTACTGTTTGCTCTTGCTCTTTTTCTTTTTCGGCAACAGGTTCAGGTTTATATCCAGCAGGAATAGGATAGATAGGATTTCCGTTTACAAAAGGTATATATAATTTCTCTCCTGCATCATTTATATATACACGTGTTTCTGATTGTTGTTGTTGCCCAAACGGTGTACCTATAGCTTGCTCAAATGTATAAGGTGACCTTTGTTGCACTTGTGATGATGCATACACAGGTGCTTGTGGTGTTTGTACAGTAACAGGTTGTGCTACTTGTTGTGGTTGTGTTTGAGCAGGAGCAGCAAACATAGACTGTTTAGTAAGTTGTGTTGTAGGTCCTTGTATATTAACTCCCGGAACTACACCACCTTCTGCCATTTGTGTAAATGGTACATTGTCAGGTAATTTAGCTTGGTCAGAGTTACCCATCTGACCCATATCTTCCATCTTCTGTAAGCCTTGTTTAGCTTGGTCTCTAATACCCATAATCTTTTCTAAGCCATGATATCTAACAACATCAGCAGGTAATACAAACTCACCCTCACTTAATTGAGCAGGTATATCATCTCTTACTTCTTCTTGAGTCGAGCCAATAGGTACAGGATTTTTAGATACAGGGTCTTTGGTTTTACCTTGGTCTTTAAACCCACCATCTTCAAACAATTCCATTTGGTCACTTACAGATTTTTTAGTCATTGTTTTTATTTACCTCATCTCTCAAATATTTTAATCGTCTTAATGCTGCTATTGCACCCTGAGTTCTATACATAACAACTGTATCTTCTGCTTGCTCTATAGCTTTATGATGCTGTTCTATTAAAGCATCTAAATACTTATTGAGTTGGTGCTGGTGGTTGACTAGGGGTTTGAGGTTGCCCAGTATTTGCTTGTCCATTTCCACTAAATCCTTGTTCATTTGGTTGAGGTGCTTGACCTGTTCCTATTGTACCACCACCTGCTCCTGTGGGGTCCATTGGGTTTGCACCTGCTGCAGGTTGTTGTCCTTGAGGTGGTTGAGGTCCTTGAAACTGTTTAAGTAACTCTGCCTGTAATACTGCTTCATCCATATTATTAGTGACCTTTGAAGGGTCTAAGTCCATAGCTTTAGCTATTTCTCTAATAATATAATTAAACTTAGCAAACGGAGCAAGGACAGGATTAGATGCAGTTTGTAAAAATTGCATTAGTCTTTGGCTACGAACCTCATTTGCCATTAGGCTTTCAGTTCCTCTAGCATGAACTTCTAAATCACCTCTTATTTCTGGGTCAAAATTAAATTGCATATTAAATCTAAATAATCCTTCACCTAATGGTTTAAGTAAATAATCATCTACATTCTTAATAACAGTTTTAATACTGCCACTTGCTGCGTTCATTAACATAGATATACCTGATGCAGTTCTACCTACACCTGATACACCTGTTTGACCATGAGAAAAAGAAGGTAGTCCAGTGCTTTCATCAGCTAGTTGTCTAGCCTTATCAAACAGTTGCAAGTTTTCGTTTGATACATTAGGGAACTTTGTACCAAAGATAGCTTGACCCGGAGCACCTCCTTGTCTTCTAAATACTTTACCCGGATATACAGATAAATCTTGACCCGGAACTAAATTAGTTTCATCTACTTCTATAAGCAAGTTACCTGATAATACAGCATTATCAACAGCCATTCTCATAAAACCATTCATTAATGTTTGTGTATCATCCATGTTTTCTGCTAAACCTACACCAAAGAATGAATATGGATTTAACTCAAATGGTGCAGCCATGTATGGTATTTTAGCAGGTTTAAATGGATTAAGTACAACTCTAAGTAATCTACCACCTGATACCCACACATTAACTTGTAATTCTTCAAAGTCTTTTAATTCTTTAGGTATATCAACACCTTGTTCTTCTAACATGTCAGTATCTAACTGACCCCAATATTCAAGTACTTCAAATCTTTCTACATAGCTATCTTGGTTATAATCTATTAAATCATCTTCCCAATACTTTTTAGTATAGTTTTCACCATCTGTTATTACTTCTTCAATAACTGTATCTCTAAAATAAGGTCTGCGTTTTAAAGCACGTAATTCAGAACGTGACATTTTGTGTCGTTCTATTATGTACTGTGCTTGCTCAATATTAGTACTATCAGGGTCAGGATAAAAATTCCAAACGGAAACATGACTGACTTGGGGAATCGTTTTAAATACTGGAGAATACTCACCTTCTTCGTTCCAGTTCGGATATTCTTTGTCAACAGCAAAAGGTCCTTTCATTACTCCTGTACCAAATAATGCCATCTCAAAAGCTGTACTTCTAAGATGTTTATTGGCATGTGATTCTTGCAGTTGGTCCATGATTTGTTTTTCCATAGACTTAGCTGCAATCATTGCAGGACTATATGTTATCGCTGTAGGAGTTTGTCCACTGCCTTCTTTAAGGTTTTCAATATCTCCAAGCTTTTCTTCCAAAGGACCAAGCATATCTTGCAAACTCTGTGCTGTAGCTCCTTTAGGTAGCTCCTTGCCATCTCCCATGAAACCATAGGGAGAAACCATATCTTGTCCATTATCTTGATTACGTAATTCTTGAGGTTCTTTAGGGTCGAAACTAACATCTTTAGCAACTCCTTCTGGTAATTCGGTTGGTTCTATACTTATAGGAAATTTGTTTCCTGCAAATAATACATCAGCTATCTGTCCATAAGCAGCCAATGTTTTTGTTTTTGTTATCTTAATAAATACTCTAGACTTTTCAGCTTCGGTAAATTGAACATCAGGTCCATATATACCTCTGTAATTTCTATAGGCACGAACCCATCTTGTTTCATCATCATATCTATAGTCTTCTGATTTTTTAAATTGAGACATAACATGATTAGCAATACCTTTTACTTCAGTATCCGTTACATTAGAATCTTCAGAATCTTCTAATGCAATCGCATCATCTTCTATATTTATTTCGTCTTCTGCCATATTAATATCCAAATGTTGAATCTGCTACAGGCATACTTCTAGTAGGTGTGCCATGTGGGTCGTAATCAAATATACTAAATCTTGGTCTTGACATTATACCATATCTTAGGGCATCATACAAGTGGTCTTCTGCTCTAGTATCTACATCTTCAGGATTCTTTTTATCCAAAGGTATAGCTGGTAATTGTGACACCATATTAGTACAGGTATCAAAGAACACTATTCTAGGCTCTTCTGTATATTCATCTACTTGCAAACGTCTATGTATCTCATTCTTTCCTGATACACGACTACCTTTACTTCTGTCTGAAGGTCTAAATCTACACCCTCTCATAATCATTTGCTCTGCTAGTGAAGGTCCTGTATCTCCACGTTTATGCCATAAAGAACTATCTAAGACACCATACTTTATATTACCATCTTCAGCTTCTAATTCATTAATCATATCTGCCAAATCTGTGGCAAGGACTTTGCTAACATAGAGTTCTCTATAGACAATAAGTTGTTCAGATGGTGAGACAGCAAACCATAACACTGCACTAAAAGAACCATACCCATAATCACAAGACCTAAATTTGACCCAATTATGAGGGATGTGAAAAGGCTCAACCACGTGAATATCACGATTAAACTCTGTAAAGGCAGCACCTTCTTTAATATCCCAATCGCCCTCAAGTAATTGCCTACGCTGTTGCTCTGGGAGGGATAGCAACATTGCTTCGTAATCACCTTCTCTAGAAAGATACGGATTGTCAGATAATCTTGCAGGGATAAATTTCCTTTTAAATAATGCTTGTCCAGCTTTGCTATGTCCTGCTGGATACTTAAGTACTTCGCCTGTCTCAATATTTGTCGCATCGAATGTCTTTCCATATGGTGCAGGGTCAATAAACATTTTTTTGACCCAACCGTGACCCGGACCTCCCGGGTTAGTGGTTGCTCTCATATAGATTGGCAAGTCTGATGATGCTGTTCTTAGTCGTGAACGCATGTAATTCCATGAAAATGGAGTTGCCCATTGCGTTAACTCGTCAAACCCTATCCAACTAAATGCCAATCCTTGATATCTTAATACGTCATCATCTCTGTCAAGGTATGACATCCACAATCTAGCACCCGATGGTGCTACCCATTGCATCTTTCTCTCTGACCATTTTATACCCTTCCAAATCTTAGGGTATATTTCTTGTGACTTCCATACTAACTCTCTTAATTCTTCTGTTGTATGTCTTAATAGTAATCCACTAAATGATGGATGACCCATGTATCGGAGTGGGTCAGCAAGCATGGCATAGCTTTTACCACCACCTGCACTACCTCCATATAGTACTTCTCTTTCATTTGCAGCAAGAAACTGCGTTTGTGGTCCTGCGTTTGGTTTAAATATTACGTTAAGAGATTCTTCATCATCTAGACGTTCTACTTCTACTACACTAGGCTTTTGAACCGAGTCTTTCTTCTTCGATGGCTTTCGCCTTTTCGATTGCCTTCTGGGCATACTCAGACCATTTTCTGAGAGTTCTAGCTTGGTTCTTACGTTGTTGCTCATGCATTAACCTTTTTCTTAATCCTACGTGAGATATCTCTCTACCTGTTTTTTGAGTAACCCAATTAGCAACTTGTCTAAAGGAATACTGTTTTACATATTTTCTAGCCATCTCAATGGCTTCAAGTTCAAAGGGTATTGGATTAAGTATGTCAGGGTCTTCTTCATTCTTTTCATAACCAAAAGGTACTATTCGTGATATACGTGGTATCTTAGACCACTCTTTACCTTCTTCATCTTTTACATCTGTTGGTTGTGGTAACTTCCACTTACCTAAACTTCTATTCATTTTATTTACTTTTATACAAGCTTAAATATTTTTTAGGTGCACCAAAATAATCCATGCTTTCTAAAGCATGTTTTACTGTTCCTGATATGTTGTCTCTTGCTTTACGTGTTACGTATGCTCTATCATCTATATAAGCCAACTCATCAGTAGTAAATTTTATTGCTTTAGAATATGCTTTAAGTTGAGCATCCGAAAGTTTTTTTCCAGAGTCTATCATTGCTTCATACTTTTCTTCATCTTTAAAATACTTGTTAGGTACTTTAACCCACATACTTTGATTATTTGTTGTTTTCTTTTTAGGTTTAGTCTCCACAACTTTCTTTTTTGGTGCAACTTTCTTAGCAACTTTTTTAACTACTTTCTTTGCAACTTTTTTTCCTATAAAACTTCCTATGCCACCCATTATTCTACTCCTTATTTTTTGGAGGTAATATCATTACTCCACCTGATGCTTCTACTTGTACCTTCTCGGTCTTAATTAAACCTACTCTGTCTAGCAGTTCCTTGCTTGCTGAGAGCTTGTCTCGTATGCCAAGCTGGGTAGGGTCATCTACACCACTTACCATAGCCACAGCAGCCTTAGGTGCGTTTCTACCCATATATAGTTGTGTGGCTTCCATAATCTCTTCTTTAAGAGATTTAATTATATCTGTTGTACTAGAAGTTTCAGAATATCCTGCAAGGACTTTAGCCTGTGCTACATCCCCACCTGCACCATCAAATAGTACATCAAGAAACTTCTGTTGTCTTTCAGTTAATTGTCTACTCATACTGGTACATTCTCTCTGTGATAGTGTCTATCAACGATTGCTATTAAACGCTTGGCTCTATTAGGTGTTTGTTTAAACCAACGAGAATTTTCCATCTCGTCTGCCATTTTATACCAGTCCAAATCTTCTACGGCAGCAATCATATTTTTAAATTTAGATAAACGAGGTCTACCTAATTGAAAACACATATTAGCTAATACATGTTGTATATCATCAGGTAGATTATTAAATTGCGAAAATAATAGGTTACAATCTTTTATAGTTGTTTCTATGTCTTTCGCAAACCAATCATCCACTTGTTCGTGTGGAATCTTTGTTCCTATAGGTTTTTCATAATATTCTTCATCCCATTCGGTAATTAGGTGTCCTATACCCCCAGTAGGGTATCCTTCTGAACATTTGTATATTTCGTACTTAACACCTTCGTCATTTGCTATTTCATCTTGTAGTTTTATTAAGTTCATTTCTTCCCCATAATCTTCATAGCTTGTCCTGCACCCTTGATACCAAATGATGCACTAATAGCTATAAACAAAAGGTACTGATACCACTCAGGTAGTGTATTCAATACCTCAAACCCTGTTCTTACATATTCTGTCATGCTAGGAATGAACACTAGTATAGCAGGTAAAAGTAAAACTGTCAAGGCAAATTCATCTTTCCAGCTATTATCTGTGGCATCAGCCATAGACTTTTCCCATGCCACTTCACCTGTTGCTATCTTTTCAGCTACAACTGCTTTAGCTTTAGCTTGTGCTACCTTTGCTTGTCCTTCAGCCTTAACCTTTTCAACCTTACTGTCCATCCAAGAACTAGCGAGGTTTGCGATTGGTCCTATCAACGCTGTTAACATTATTGTCTCCTCTATGCTCGTGACCCATCCAAATGCCAAAGACACCTGTCATCACACCCATAACTACTGATACGAAGGCTGACTGTGCAGCAGTCGGTGCATCTAAATCCATAAACCATTCAGCACATCTCCATGACATAACTGTACTAGCAAGCATCATACATCTTGGTAATATTTTCCATTTAAGAAACTGCTCAACTGTGACTATTATAGTCTCCTAATTCCTTGGCTTTCTTGCCATTTCCTTAGTTCTTTTACGTGTAGGTTGTGAAGATAGTTTCCTACCTTCAGGAATGGCTTCGCTAATTTTAGATATAGTTCGTATTTTTTCATCTAAATCTCGCCGTTTTTTTAGCAATCGTTTTGGGCTGTTTAGATATTTGTCTACCTGCTCTAGTTGCTTTGCGTTTAGCAGCCGTACTGGCGGCGTATTCAGAACTAGAAAGAGCCTTAATTGCTTTTTCAGGTAGATAACGTTCACCGGTAGCTTTTGACCCTTGTGTACTAGGCTTGCCACTTTTAGTTGTCCACTTCTGTTTTGTCCAACTTACTAGTGATTTTTGTGGTGCTTTCATACGCTTCCTTTATTTGTTCTATTGTTCTAAAACATCCTATACAGATATTACCTTGTAATTTACAGATGCCTACACAAGGACTCAAAACTTTCCTACCCATTTACCTGCTGCCCATGCTAACAGTCCTGCAAAGAATAGTACGAGTATAAATGCTATTCCGTATCCTAAGTATTCCATTAATTCTTCTTGACGTTTCTGTGCCATCTTTTCTTGATAACGTCTAGACTTACGTGCTTCAGCTTGAAAGGCTTGCCAATCTTGCCATAATCCGGGTCTACCTAGATATATCATCATCTTCTTGAGTTCTTCTTCTTTTTCTTTTATCTGCTCAAGAGCCATGAACTCTTCTAAGTCTGTGCCACCTACACCTTTAGCTTTCTTTTTCTTTAAGTTTTTTTCTATTGCTTCCTTTGAGAATACAAAATCGCTTATATGTTTAGCACACCCACTTAGTTCTTTTCCGTTGGACACGAATTGTTTTATTACACTAAATGCCGCATTTGCTGCAGCTAATTCTGCCAACATTTTATTTTTTCCTTATGGGTTTACAATACGCTGTTATTTGTAGATTAGGTCCTTCCTTTTGTGGTATTGAAGGTTGCTTGTGTAATCTCTCTGCAAAGTACAAGCATCTATCTATGTCTTCAAATGTTTGTGTTTGGTCTACTACTCTTAATCCCATCATAAACACTAACACAAACTCAATCATTTATTACACAGGTACTCCTTGTACCTCCTCTTGTTCTTCATGACATTTACAATTACATTCTTCACAGTCACATTCATAACATTTACAAGTATCACATTTTTCTTTTGTCATTCTCATGCTTCCTTTTTAATTGTTCTTTTGCTCGTTTTGCGAGGGCTGCTTGCTCCCTCTTCCCAGATACTTTGGCTCGTTGTTCAAGGACAGTAAGGATTTGTATCTTTCTCGCATACGGTTTATTGATTCTCTTAACTTTTGCAATGGTTGCTTTTGCATCTGCAACTGTGGCAAACTTGATGCTAACTGTGTCTTTAGGATTTTCATCCGTGTATAATCGCCTGTCACTACCTTTTGGTTTTTTTCCTGTGCCAACTTTAGGGTCTGCCTTTTTCTTTTTTGCCATTATCCTCTATATCCACCACCCTTGGCTTTGTATTGTTTGGCAAGCATTTGGGCTTTTCGTGCAGACCATTGACCGGGTGCACCACCTGAACCACCTGATTTGATTTGACTAAATAATTTCTTACGCATGGTTGGTTTAGTATAATTCCCAGCACTGTTTACTGTACTCCCACCTTTATTTAACTTAAGTTTAGACAAAGTTTTAGCCTGACCTGCGTGGGCTTTACTAGCCTTCTTTAATTTACTTGCTACTTTTTTTATTGTTGCTTTTACTTTTTTTGGTGAGTGACCCATTATTATCCTCATATAAATTATTAAACGTAGTATAGGGGTCTAGGTAAGATTCGTGTGCCTCTGCTGAATGTGTCCATTGAGATGGAGTAAAATCAGGAGCACCTTCACCTGTAACCCATAGAGCAGGGCTTGTGGCTCTTACTCTGTTATTCGGTAATGCTACAATATTACCTGTCCATTTACCTGCATCAATTAAATACATCACGTGTGATTGTTTATGCTGTGCAGGGTCATCTGCTATATCACTATCTGTATAATCAACAGTAAACATATACTTGGCTGTATAGAACTCATTACCTATCTTACATAACCACGGAGAGGAACTTACCCTGTCCATGACTATGATACTATGATGTCTTGATTCACAATCCCAAGGTTGACACAAATGGTCTTCCATAGGTTCTGCCCATTCATCTACAGGTATGTCAGCTACGAGTGCTTGTATAGGCATCCTTGCCCACATTGCACCACCGTGTACATTATCGTCTTCAGTGCTTCCTGTAAATACTACCTGAAAGCTTAGTGACCTGTCAGGTATTGTATTTACTGCAAAAGCTAATGCATGGAGATATTCACCGTGATAGTTTAAATGATTACAAGTGAATTCTCTCCGTACCCAACATTTAAAATGTGGTACGTTACTTATGAGATAGGACATTATTTACGTTTAACTGCTCCACCTCTAGCCATGTACTTTGTTTTTTTAGTAGCACCACCTTTAGCCATGTACTTTGTTTTTTTAGTAGCACCACCTTTAGCCATATACTTAGTTTTTTTCATGCCACCCTTTGCCATGTACTTAGTTTTCTTTTTAGCCATACCACCCATTTTAAAACCTTGAGCTTTAGGGTCTACTAGTTTAAGTCTAATAAGATTATCCATAATTTGTTTATCAGATAATGTATCTAATATTTTTTTATTATACATATCTTTTTTAGTAAGTTTTTTGTCAGTTTTTCCAGCCATTATTTTTTTCCTTTCTTTATAGGTTTTGCTTGTCCTATCATAATTACAAGACCACCTTTACGATAATCCATATTGCTCATTCTAGGTTTCTTAGGCATACCACCACCATACATATAACCCATTTTGTTACGTACAGATGTAGGTAATTTCTTTAAACCTGTTTGATTAGCTGTAGGTTCAATAAGTCCACCTTTGTTTTTACCTTGAGGTAGCATAGGTATCTGCTTCTTACCTTTTATTTTTTTAGCCATGTCATTTAATTTATTACGCATTAACATAGCTGTTTCACTTTTTTTATCTTTTATTTTATTGTATGCAGATAACGTTTTATCATATTGTTTTTCTAACCCAGACTGTATTTTTTTAAATTGTTGAGCTTGAACAATAGCACTTCTAGGAGAACTAGGAGTAGGGTCTAACTTATCTTTTTTATTGACTTTTTTCTTATGTTTAGTAATGGCTTTTTTAACAGCTTTTGTTACACCTTTACCTGATAGTACTGATGCTAAAGACATTACGTAGTACTCCCTCTTGCTCTTCTTTTCTTAGCGGCTGCCATCTTGACATCCTTATAGTCTCTTCTAGTTTTACCTTGTTTCATGTTTAAGTAATCACGAAGAGATAAACCTGACTTTTCTAGAGCTGCCTTTGATACAATAGCTGGCTTTCTTTTCTTACTTGTTGTACTACCCTGTGATACTTTAGGGTATCCAGTTTTACCTGCAGCAGTCTTACTACCCTGTGATACTTTAGGATAACCTAATGAGCTTTTAGGAGACTTACTTGTCTTACTACCTTGAGATACACCTTTAGGAGTTGGTGTATTTACCCTTTTCATTAGTTTAGCTATAGCATCTTTTTTAGCTTTAGCTGATTTTTGAGCTTGTGTCTGTGAAGAACCAACTGACTTAGAGTTCTTTGCTATCTTAGACATCTGTGACTTATACTTATCAGCCATAGTTTTTGTTTTACTCTCAACACGTGTCTTAGCATTTTCATTATTTTTAGTTTTTATACTAGTCTTACGACCTGCAATATATTTATTAAAGAATGAAATTACACTACTCTTATTCTTTTCTCTTATTTTCTTTTTTCTTTCTGCTTCAGTCATAGTAATATTCCTTTCCTACCATTTGACCTTATGCGACCAGTATTTCGCTGACAACTTACTAGTCGGCTTACCTTGAGCATTATGTCTAGCATAATAACTCTTCTTACGTGCTTTATCCTTCGCTGTGGTAGGATTTTTACCAGCACCACGTACTCCCTGCTGTCCAAAACGAATCAATTTCATACTGTGTCCTTCAGCGGCTAACACCATATGTGATTTAGTTTTGTGGTCAGGGGTTCTCTTAGGCTTATTAACACCCTTGAGTCCATGTTTCTTTAGTAAAGCTGCTCTTCTGCTTTCATGTGCCATTTAAGTTCTCACTTTATCTTCGTCTTCATCTATCTCTACGCATTTATACTTCATTGCTTGGAAGTTAGGCATATACGCAGGTAAGTCTGCAGCTATTTCGTAGGCACGTGATAGACATTCATCTTTAGTTTTATACGGTCCTTCCAAATCTGCTAGTGTATGGCATATATTTGAAGTACCAATTAGGCATACAAGTACAAGTGTCTCAAACATCTTTTAACATTCCTTCTGCTTTCATTGCTGTTTCAACATGCTTGAGAGTGTAACGCACTCCAGTGTCTGCTTCTATGGCAGAACGTACATAGAATACGGAACTATGAGGAATATGTAGCTCTTTTAGTTTATTAGTACGGATAGCATCATAGAATGATTCTAACATATTCTCTGGTGTATATAGTTTTACTGATTTTCGTTTCATTGTCAAGCATCTTTTTGTTTATTACGAGTATTCTTTTATAAAGTCGCTACTGAGTACAGGAGATTAACCGTTACTAGTATAGGGAGGATAGTCATATATAAGTGAAATACATTTAAGTGATACATTTAAGTGACTTTAACAAGAATAAGTAATAAACATTTAAGTGTAACATATAAGTGTGTGTTGATTATGTCCTAAGTTATACCACTAATCACCAATCGTGTCAACCCCAATTATTTTTATATATGTACGATTATAACATACGTGTGATATAAATGCAACACTTTATTTAGCTGTACTTGTGCATATATGTATTCACAGTTTCTGTTGTAGTTAACAGTGAATTTACCTAATCTGTGTAGATATACATACATATATAACCCCTACCCCCCACCGACCCATGCCGAGGGTGCTGATTTGCCTAGAGTTCTCATCTCAAAGAGACTTTTGTCATAGATTTGAAGACTTCTTCCCAAGTTCTATATGCTAAAGCATATAAAATGTAGTAAAATCAACTACTTATTCTAAGTAAGCAACTCATTTACTATCAGTTTCCCCTTCATCTTTGATGAGAAGTGTGACATTTTTGCAACAAAGGTAGTTTGGAAGAGGAGGAGTACATATTTTTACTACCCTAGTGGTAGTAAGTTAAGTGTCCAATGTTGGACTGTTGAAGTCTTCTTAAATAAACATAGTCTGAATACTTATCGACTCGATACTTACTTCGACAAAGTCTATTGATGCCGACTTGACAAACGAAACACTAAGGTTATAATATTTAAAAAACTCTTTTATTTGTGAAAGAGTTTATTTAAATATATATAACATAGGAGAAACAAAATGACTCAACTTTCAACACTTCAATCAATCGGTGCAAACTTAACCAAAGCTTATCACAAAGAGCAAAAGTCTTTGAAAGCGAAAACTACAAAGATGGTTTTCAGCAAGGATAGTTTTGACTATGAGCTTGGAAAGCTACAGTCTCAAATCTTAACCATTGAAAATGTTAAGATTATTAGTAAGGCTTTAGCCTTAAAGTATGGAATTAATTCCATTGACAGAAGAAGAAAAAGCGAAGCTTTATGGTTATTCTCAAACCATAGTGACATAGTCACTTGGTTAAGACAAAATCCAAAGAAGAGGTTTACCTCTTTAACTGCTCTGCAAAGAGCTTACAGCTTGGCTAACAAGCCAAAAGAAGAAGCTTCAACTCAAGAAGAAATTCTTCAAATAGAAGATAAATCTTCTGAAGTGTCCAACGTTGGACAGTCTGTCAAAGAAGAACCAAAGGTTCAAAAGAAGCTTACAGCTTCTGATATAGCTTTTGAAACTGTCTTAGCCTTAGATACCAATGGTATCTCAAAACAAGAGTTCCTTGTTGCTCTAAAAGAGCAGTTAGAGCTTATCGAAGAAAACATTCAATTAGATGAAGTAGCTTAATGCTACTTTATCTTTTAACTTTAACTTTAATCGGAGATTAATTAATGCAATATTTACAAGTAAATCAATTAAAATCTAATGATATAACTTTCTTTAAGTTAAATGAAAAATCCAATACTGTTTGGATAGTTGACCATTATAACAAAGGTTATAAAACATATTCGATTTCTAAATACGAAGATGTTGGTTCTTGGAAAGAAGTTAAGGCAACAAAGAAAGTCTTTATAGACTTTGAATATTAAAATTAAAACATTTAGAGATATAAATAATTAATACTTTTATTTGTAGAAGTATTAATTATTATATATATCTTAAGGAGATTTCAAATGGTTGGTAACAAAATTCGTAAAGGCAAGATTTGGTGCAAGACTAATGTTAAGAAACGTTTTGGTTCTAATTATAATCATAAGCCATTACGTAGTAATTGGATTCAGATGGTCAAAGACCATGATGAGCCAATGGAAGTCTATGTTTCAAGGAAGAATGAACTTGAAGCAAAGATGTTCAAAGAATCTTTGAGAGGTGGCAAACTGTCCAATGTTGGACACTCTGATAATAGCAAAGCTATTCAGATGATTAATGATATGTTAAACGGAGTTTAAGGAGCAGTAAAATGGCTATTCACTTTGTGAATTTTAGAGATGATACAGAGTATCAAAATGCTGTCAAGATATGGAGTGAACCTGATTTTGTTCACAAAATACATGACAAAAGAATGTATCAAGAAATTGATACAGAGAATGATATTGTAATATTTAGCAAGTATGCTAAATTAAAACCATTAGAATATTATTCTTATGATGATAGTAGATTTAATTAATCGGAGATTAAAATGAATAAATTTGATGGAGTATTAATATTCCTTTTAGGAATACCTGTAACTTTAATGGCTTGGATAACCTTATCAGAAGAGGAAGGTTATTATATGAGTGAAGCAATCAATCAAGGATTCCCTATGGGAATTGCTTTCATTGGTTTGATTGGAGCAATGGGATTAACTTTGTTAATGACAGGATTATTTATAATCCACCATTACCGAAACAATTAGTAATATAATAATAAATATACTTGTAATTTATGAAAGTATATTTATTATATATATAACTTAAACAGTCCAATGTTGGACACTTTAACTTAAACGGAGTTTAATATGCAAATTACAAGAATATCACCTTTCACTAAAACAACTAATGTCATGGACATTAATGTAACTCAAGAGCAGATTGCTCTTTGGGAGAGTGGCACTCTTATTCAAGTGGCTATGCCACATATTTCTGCTGATGAACGAGAGTTCATTATGACAGGAATAACTCCTTCGGAGTGGGAAGAAAACTTCGGTACTTCCGAAGAAGAAGAAGATGATGGTCAGCCTTCATGGGAGCAGGAGTGGGAAGACTTCGGAGAAGTGTACTCTGATGAGTACTAACTGTCCAACATTGGACACTTTAACTTTAACTTAAATCTAGGAGATTTACTATGCGTTTTAATTTTGGATATCAAAATATGGAAGATTCTATTATAGCAAAAGGTAGCAGATACGTACTCGAAAAGGTTACCAACCTTAAGGAAGGGAGTTGTGTTCTTACTTGTATAGCTACCAATAAACTTATTTGGACTTATACCTCTTTTGAAGATGGTCTAAATGACTTGGCAAAAAGAGAGTACGAAGATATCCTAATGGATATCAAAGAGTATATTTATATTCATAACAAAGTTAGGGAGTATTAATATGTCCAAAGAACATTGGATAGAAAGTCAAGAAGAAGATAAGGTTCAAACTCTTATTGAAGAAGGCTTGACTGAAGAAGAAGCAATTAAAATTGTAAAAGAAGGTAGCATATATGCTACTAACGATTAGTAATATAATAATAAATATACTTGAATGTATATGAAAGTATATTTATTATATATATAACTTAAACATTACGGAGAATACAATGGCTAATGGTTACATTTTATATGAAGGTCAATCAATGATTGATGGTCAAGATATTGTTGTTATTGCAACAGGATTTGATAAGGATTCTAAGAATAGCAAGACAGGTGACATGATACAGACATGGATACTCTGCAAGGACATAGACCCACGTGAAGCTAATAAGCTTGGCTTGGACTATTCTATTTGTGGAGACTGTAAGCTTCGAGGTACTGCTGTTGATGCTTCTTCCGATAGGAAGTTAGCTGAGAATAGGGCTTGCTATGTTGCAATCTACCAAGCACCTTTGAATGTTTGGAAAACATACAAGAAGGGTCAGTACGATTATGTTCAAGGACATAATGATTTAGCTGAACTTGGCAAAGATAATATCATAAGACTTGGGTCTTATGGTGACCCATCAGCAGTACCATCTTACATATGGGATAGCTTTTTGTTCTACTCAAAAGGTAGAACAGGTTATACTCATCAGTCAGTCAATCAAAGATATGACTTATGTATGAAGAGTGCCGACAGTCTAGATGAAGCTATGGCTTCATGGGATAGTGGCATTAGAACATTCAGAGTTATTAACTCTGTCAATGCAATGGTAAAGGGCAAAGAGATACTATGTCCTGCATCAGAAGAAGCAGGTAGACGTACTACCTGTGATAGCTGTAAGCTATGTAGTGGCTCAGATATCAATGCCAAGAGCATTGCTATTGTAGCACATGGCAATGGAGCAAAGTATATATAACAATTATAATATATATAATACTTAAATGTATATGAAAGTATTATATATATTATTATAATGGAGTTTGCCATGAAGAAGTTTAAGGTTATTAACCCAATAGCGAAAAGCCTTAGAGGTTTTCGTAAACAAATAGTTCTTGCCAAGAAAGGCAAAGGCTCATACAATCGCAAGAAGGAGAAGAACAATGCGAAAGATTAAATACGAAACATTTGAAAAGATTTCTGTTAAGAAGACAGTCAAGAAAGAAAAACGTGATGATTGGAAGCGAGACAGACAAGCCTTACGTAAAGCTAAACGTAATATACAAGAAAAGAATTTTGCATAAAGCAAAAGCAACTGTCCAATGTTGGACACTAACTCTCAACGAAAGGAGAATACTATGAGTAATAAGACAATCAACGTTTCATATTGGAAACAATCTACAGGTCGTACAGGTCAATGCCTTACAGAAAGAGGTCAGAAAATCTTTGACACTCTTCAGCCAATCTACGAGGAAGTGGTAGGATTACCACTATCTAAAGAGAAGATGTATGATATGTCTTTAACCTTATCAAGGGCAACCAAAGATGAGGAAGGTTTCTACATACAGAATACTGCAAGTACTGCATTTATGATATTAGTGCAAGACTTGACCTCTATGTGTAGACACATAAGGAAGGGTAAAGAATACAAAAGCATTAGCTTTGGTGTATTCAAGGTGTCCAACCTAAAAGACTTAGCCAAGTCTAAGTTAGGTAGAAAACGCAAGGTAGCATGATTAAATGCTACCAATGTGGTGGCACGAATCTATGGAGTTTAATGTGGGTTCGTGCCAATCCTATATCTTTTATGATGGTGTTTGATGATGACACCGAACCTTATGAAGAAGCTTATCCAAATGAATATCACAAATGTGATGACTGTAAAAAACAAGTGCAAGTAATAGAAGGAGATTAATATGACAATACCATATTGGCAAGTAGGTATCAAGATAGGTGCAGAGAGTGGGCAAGTTAATGTCCACTCTGATGCCCTACCTGATGCATCATGGGAGTATGCGATTGAACACGCAATGGATACTGCTAGAGCAGTACACCCAACAGAGAGAATAGAATTTTTATATGTAAAGGAGTACAACTAATGAACGAATATACTTTTCACATTACTATAGAAGGATTAGATGGACATCTAACTTATTCGGTAGATGCTGAAACTTTGCAAGAAGCAAAGGACATGGTATCTTTTTTTATATCATCAACACCAAAAGAGATTGAACACATAAAAACAAAGGAGTACAACTAATGAAGGCATATCTAATCAACTCTAAAGATGAACTCATTGTAGAGGTAGACTGTAAAGACTACCACCATAAGCTAGAGTTACTTAACTGTAGAATGTTAGAACTATATCCTCGTTCCATCAATGGCAATGACATATGGGTAGACGAGGAAGGCTTACTCAAACAAAGTAATTACTTTGCAAGTCTAGACATAGATTTGAAAGAGGGTGTGGCTTCTTATGTTATAAGTGGCAATGCAATAGTACTTAGTTGTGATGACGAAGGTGACTCTGCTGATGTCAAAGACTTGACTATTGAGGAACTTAAATCTAGGGTTACGTTTCATGGTAGGAGATTCATTGAATCTAATGGACATGGATTCACTACAAGGGCATGGGAAGATGCCTAATAATAATGACGAGATAGTAATTTTAATTGTGAGTGGGGTAGCTGTGCTATTCCTCTCATGCTACATAGGAGTATAACATGAAGATACTAACAGCAGTTAAGATAAAGAATTATCTTGATGACTTAGTTAATGCAAAGGCTATAAGCCTTGATGACTTTCATTTTACCATAGGTAAGATGGGTTACGAAGTGGATAAGCTTATAGTACAAACCTCTATGCCCAATCACGAAGCGATTGTCAGAGTTAAAGATGAACATAACAAGTACTATACAATAGGAGTATAAGATGCAAAAGGTTAGAGTATATTGGAACTTACACAAGAAAACTTGGAGCATACAAGATTGCAAGAGTGGTCTAGTAATAGACCATAGAAAATGTGTAGTGCTTGAAGGTAACTTCGTTGTTCGTAAAGGTGGACAGAAGCGAGTGCGACAAGAAGGTAAGAAGAATGTTCATGCCTTTGCAGTAGGCTATATGAGTGAGTATTTTGTATCCACATCAGAATCTTTGAAGAAAGAGTTTGGTGATTGGGATAGAGTAAAGTATAACCCTTATACTGATGACTATTTCATGCATCAAGGTCTAGATGATAATCAGTACAAACCTAAAGAATGGAATGAGATTCCAAGGGATTGGGTTGGTATGATACACATGGATTCCACACAGAATGGTAATCCTAAAGTTTACATTTAACTATGGAGTATAAGCATGGCATTGACAACTAAATTATATGATACAGACTACGTTCTTGTAGACAGCGAGACCAAGAAACCTATGGAAGGATATGAAATTATATATCACTATACATCAGTCATCAATGACTTTAATGAGAGGTTGATGAAAGAAGGGTGCGAGTATGTATCTATGTCAGAATTATCTGATGAAGATAAAAATAAATATATAGAAACTATAAAAGAAACAGAGGAGTTTTACAATGAACGTACTAAGTTTATTTGATGGTTGTAGTGGTGGACAACTTGCCTTGCAAAGGGCAGGTATCCACGTAGACAACTACTATGCAAGTGAGATTGACAAGTATGCAATCAAGGTTACACAAGCTAACTTTCCTAACACTAGACAGCTAGGAGATGTTACAGACTTAGACCCACATGAGATATCATATTGGGATATAGATTTGATGATGGGTGGTTCACCTTGTCAAGGTTTCTCATTCGCAGGACATCAGCTTAACTTTGATGACCCACGTAGTAAGTTGTTCTTCAACTTTGTGGGCATACTTGGGATAGTTAAACCAAAGTATGTACTGCTAGAGAATGTACGTATGGCTAAGAAGTCTCAAGATATTATGTCTGAAGCGATGGGGTTTGAACCACAAGCATTGAACTCAAGCAAAGTGTCAGCACAAAACAGATACAGATTGTATTGGTTTGGTAAACTTGTAGGCGATTACTATGAGCAGATACCTATACCACCTATGATTGATAAGGGTGTTACTATGCAAGACATACTAGAAGATGGCTATGCTACAGATGAGATGACTAGTCAAGATGGTAAGTCTCATTGTCTTACTGCAAGATACAATGGTGCAGTATGGTGGAATAGTATTGAACGTAAGCAACGTACTATGGTACTCAAGGATAATCCTACCATGTCTAAAGATGGATTGATTAGAGTTGGTACTGCTGACCTCAAAGGGCATGACTCAATCAAGCGAGTGTATGCACAAGAAGGTAAAGCACCTACCTTGACTACAATGCAAGGTGGACATAGAGAACCAAAGGTTGCAGTAGGTAGGATTGTTAATCGTAGATTAGATGAGCATGGTACTAGGAAAGATGACCAACTAGACTTGCCTTTCACTAGGCAACTAGAGGTACGTGTTGATGAGAAGTCTAACTGTCTCACTACTGTGCAGAAAGATAATGTTCTAGTGTCTAAAGATATGTGGCGAAAGCTAACACCACTTGAGTGTGAACGATTACAAACACTACCTGACAACTACACCAATCATGTATCCAATAGTCAGCGATACAAGATGATTGGTAATGGGTGGACAGTTGATGTGATTGCACATATACTCAAGGGCATACCATTAGCTGAGACATGGCATGAAATGTATAACAATAACAAGGAGTTAGTATGACAAACGAGACAAGATATAAAAAAGCATTGGTTAATATTTTATTTTACCAAGCAATAAATATGAGCAAAGATGAATTGCAACCTGTGTTATTCTTTGAAGAAGTAGCAACAGACTTTTGGACACTTGAACAATGTCGTATGCAATATGTCAAAGACCAATTACAATTTATTGACGATGGTAATCTTGACGATGAAATAGAAGAGACTTGGAATACAGTATTCAAAAAGGATAAGCAAGATGCTTGAATCACTAATGTGTCTAGCACTCAACGTGTACCATGAAGCTAAGAATCAAAGTTTCATAGGACAAGTAGCAGTAGCACAAGTTGTTATGAATAGAGTAAAGGATGAAAGGTATCCTAACAATGTATGTGACGTAGTTAAACAAGGTTTGACATACAAATGGAATCCATCTATACCTATCAAAAACAAATGCCAATTCAGTTGGTACTGTGATGGCAAGAGTGACAAGCCTAAGAACAAGGAAGCTATCAAGCAAGCATTGACAGTTGCAAGTGGTGTATACAAGGGCAACCTAGATGACTTTGTTGAAGGTGCGACACACTACCATGCCTACTATGTGAATCCTAGTTGGGCAGAGACTAAGACTTATGTAACAAGAATAGATGACCACATATTTTATAGGTGGGATATTGAAAGGAGTAAGAAATGAACTTAATAGAACTTGATAAGCAAATCAAAGAGCAGAAAGTATTATCAGCATTTAAAGATGGTGTAACAGATGCCTTGATTGATGGAGAAAGAAATGAAGAACAATCACATCATTACTACAAACAAGGTTATGATTTTGGTTTAACACTATACAATGAACTGTATGGTAAAGATTGGGAGAGTGAATAATGAATAGATTTATTATAGAACAAACACCACATGAGATTGCTAAGTCTCTATGTGACCAACACATAGTCAAGATGCCACTAGAAGAAGCACAGATGTTATGCACTACACTATGGCATCATGCACCACAGTATGCAGAGGAGCATAACTTGTACAAACCTGTACATCAAAAGCATCCATGCACATTATGGGCTATGGAAACACAGATGAACTATGAGTTTGCCTTTAGTTTATATGATGCGATGTTACGAGAGTACACTAATAGATATCACAAGGTACATGGTGCAAGTAAGCATTACGATGCACTATACAATGGCACTAAGTTTGTACCTCATGGTAGTTTGACACCACACCCACAATGTTTTAGTGGGCATGATGACCTCAAGACAGATGAAGGATACCCTATTGAAGCATATCGTGCATTTTACAGAGTTGACAAACTTAGATTTGCAAGGTATACATTTACAAATAAACCACAATGGCTAGAAGGAGAAGTAGCATGAAAGTAAAACAGTTAATCAAAATATTAGAAGCAGTAGATGATAAACTACCATCAGATATGTATGAGTTAGATGAGGTAGAACATCATTCAACAACTCACGATGAACCCATACGTATTGCAGACATGGATGTGGTGCATCTAGTCAGAGCATTTAGACATCAAGAACGTAAACTAACTAAACAGCTTACTGTTGATGTTATATGTAAACTTGCCAAAGAACGTGACATGTGGAAAGAGAAAGCCATGAACATGGTTGAGAAAAGTACACATGAAGAACTTGAGTTAGAAAACCAACGGCTTGTCCAACGACTTGAGCATGATGAAACTGTAGTGTCTAAGGAAGCATATGATGTAGCATGGAAAGAATGGGAACGATGGAAAGCAAGAGCAGAAATGTGGAGAAAGGAATACGAGAAGGCTACATCTAAGAAAGGGTGTGGCTATGTATTCAGCGAGATACCTAACGACACAGATGGACAAGAGTTTGTTGACACTATGAAGAGGTATCTTAACAAAGAATCATATAAGATGCGAGTGCGAGGACAACACATCAAGCCTGAGTTAAAAGGTACAGGTGCTACCTATTGGGGTCAAGGTTTGAATGAATCTACTCACATGAGAATATATATTGAAGCAAAGAAAGGAGATTAATATGTGGCACAGAATAACAGATTTTATGGAGAAAGACTTTAATAAAAAATATGGTGAGGGTACAAAGTTTGACCTTGACTATGGCAAGTTACTAATCATAGGACTATGTATTTACATAGCATGGCAGGTATGAATAAATATACAGTAGTATATACTGCAAATGATAGATATGATTCCCCTATAGATGAACCTACTAGTAGAGTAGAATATATACAGGGAGAAACTTTAGACATAGCTATTGATGAACACATAAAGCACATGAAAAGTTGGGCAATACAAGGGGTAATTGGAGAGGTAATTTATCTAGAAGGACATATCAAACAAGTAGATATAGGTCATGGTATAGGACACACTTTAAATACAACCAAAGATGTAATTATTACAGGAGTAAATAATGACACAATTAAATTTGAATGACCTAGTACACAAGTACTATTTGTCTAATGATTTCAATGTGTTAGCCGATAAAACTAAACATGATTATCAATATTGTGCAGGAGTTTTATTGGCTACTGAAGTTGATGGCAAAAGTTTGTCAGAAATAAGGCTGACTAAAATGACAGGTGCGATAGCTCGAAGAGCTTACGAGCAATGGCTTGGTCGAGGAATCTATCAGGCTAATGCTATCACATCTGTAGCACGTAAGGTGTATTCCTTTGGCATGGAGATGGGTTATGCTGAGAGCAATCCGTTTGCTACCTACAAGAGGAAGACACCTCATGCACGTAATACTGTGTGGACAAAAGACCAAGTGACACAGTTCTTAGATGTAGCTTATGCTGATTTTAAGTACAGAAACTTAGGATTGATAGTACAAATGGCTTACGAATGGTGTCAGAGGGTGGGCGATATGAGAATGTTACAGTTTTCTAACATAGATTTTGATAAATGTGTGTTAAATTTGCAACAGTCTAAGAGAAGAAGTGTAGTACACCTGCCGATTTCTCTTGACTTATTGGAAATGCTTAAGCAACAGAAGGATGAATATGATTTTCAACCCTACGTTGCACCCTATCCTACTGCAATGAAGGGTAAATACTCGCCATATACCATGCAAAGGCTATCAAAGGTAGCACGATTGGTCATAGAACAGGCAGGATTACCTGATGACCTACGTATTTCTGACCTGAGAAGGACAGGAACTACAGAAATGGTGGAAGCAGGGGTGTCTATGGGTCAGATTATGTCAGTTACAGGTCATGCTAACCCACAATCCGTGAAACCTTACATGAAAAATACGTATGCTAGTGCAGAAAGTGCATTGACAATGCGAAATAATCATGGTAAAAGCATTTAAATGCCGACAAGGAGAGTGATATATGAATATAAATACATACATTAGTGACTTAAATATAGGAATAGGAGAGAGTAAACGTCTTAACTGTCCTGCATGTAATGGTTACAAAACATTTACTGTGACCAATAACATGGGTCAGATGCTATGGAACTGTTACAAATCTTCTTGTCAACTATCAGGCTCTAAACGTATGCCCTTGTCAGCTAATGACATCAAGATGCATACGCAAGTGACTGAAAGGAATAGTGAACCCTTCGTAATGCCTGAGTACATCGTGCCTTACGACAGGGAAAGTTATTATGGAATACCTAATGATAGGCTCATGTATGATGTCAAGGAACATAGAGTTGTGTTTCCTGTAGTACATGAAGGCAGGGTTGTTGATGCCAATGGTAGGTCACTAGGAAAAAGAATACCTAAATGGAAACGATATGGAAAAAGTGACTTGCCTTTTGTCGCAGGACATGGTAAGGTCGCAGTAGTTGTTGAGGATTGTGTAAGTGCTTCCGTTTTAGATGGTGAAGTATATGTTGGGGTAGCAGTATTGGGTACGTCATTGTCAGAATCTCATAAGAAGTATCTCTCACGATTCTCAACAGCAATAATAGCACTTGACCCTGATGCTCTACCCAAGACTATGGCATTTGCAAAGGAACTACGAGCCTATGTAAATGATGTCAAGGTGCTAAGACTAGAAGACGATTTGAAATATAAGAAGAGGAACGATATAGAAAACTTAATTAACTTAACCCCAAAGGAGAACCAATATGGAACTATCCCTACTACGTAGCTTGATGAATCAAGAGTTTTATACCGACCATCGTGGCTCTAAATGTCCTGACCGACTATTTAGTAAAGATGCTAGGAAGTTAAAGCACACGATTGATTATGCTATGAATAAATATAAACGAGATGTAACACCTGATGAGGTGGAAGCATTGTTCATGGCGAACAATCCATCTATGACTACTGCACAGAAGCAAGGCTATAGTTCTCTGTTCAACACAGTAAAACGTGAGCAACCTATGGGTACTGACGTGGCACAGGATGTGTTGTCTAAGCTATTCCAACAGGTCATAGGTGAAGACATAGCTAATCTAGGATTTGATTACGTCAATGGTGCAGAGAAAAGTCTTAAGCCATTACGTGATTTACTAGAGAAGTATAATGACAACTTCTTGCCTGAAGTAAAGATTGAATGGGATGATATATCTTTTGATACCATCATGGCTAAACAATCTGTACAGATGAAGTGGACATTCAACATACCTGAGATGGCACGTAAGATAGAAGGTGTCAACGCAGGATACCTTATTGAAGTAGGAGCAAGACCTAATACAGGTAAGACTTCTTTCCATGCATCTATGTTGGTAGGACCTAATGGTATGGCTAGGCAGGGTGCTAAGTGTGTAGTGTTATGTAATGAAGAGTCGTATGACAGAGTTGCTTTCAGATACATACAAGCATCAACAGGTTTCCCTAAAGAAAAGATACAGGCTAATATACATGAAGCTAAACGTATCTATCAAGATGTCACTAAAGATGTAAAGATTAAAGATGTTAGTGGCGAAGACATGACTTGGGTTGAGACTATGTGTAAGTCAGAGAGACCTGACATAGTTGTACTTGATATGGGAGATAAGTTTGCTAGGCAGGGTAGCTATGCTAGACCTGATGAGATGCTTAAAGCTAATGCTATATATGCTAGGCAGATAGCTAAGACGTATGGATGTGCTATATTCTATATGTCACAGTTGTCTGCTGAAGCTGAAGGTAGACAGGTTCTTAACCAAGCTATGATGGAAGGCTCACGTACAGGTAAGGCAGCGGAAGCTGACTTGATGTTATTGATTGGACAACCTGCTCAAGTAGAAGGGGTTGACGAACAGTCAACTTTAAGACATATTAATGTTGTTAAGAATAAAGTAACAGGATGGCATGGTATGATTAATTGTAACCTTGATTATAGAATCGCAAGGTTCACAGCATAGAGGAGTAAGATATGAAACTTACATTAGATGTAGAAAACACTGTCACTAAACGTGATGGCAAGATGTATCTCGACCCATTCGAGCCTGACAATAAGCTTGTCATGGTAGGATGTTTGACAGATAAAGGAGAAGAATATTTATATAGAGACAACTTCGATGGTGTACAAGGACACCTAGATGAAGCTACAATATTAATAGGACACAACATAGCATATGATTTAATGTGGCTATGGGAGTGTGGCTTCAAGTATGATGGTCCTGTGTTTGACACAATGCTAGGCGAGTATGTCTTGCAACGTGGACAGAAAGAACCATTATCACTAGAAGCTTGTGCTGAAAGGTATGAGTTAGATACTAAGAAGCAGGATACCTTGAAAGAATACTTCAAGCAAGGTGTGGGTGTTGATGAGATACCACCTGAAGAGTTATCCTCTTACCTGTCAGCAGACTTACATGCAACACAGCAGTTAGCTGAGAAGATAACAAGAAGATTGATGACTACAGATTCAGCATTGATGGAATGTGTTGTGCTTACTAATAGGGTATGTGTCACTCTTGCTCACATATATAATACAGGATTCGCTGTAGATGTAGAGAAGTTGGATGAGGTTAAGCTTCAGTTTGAAGCAGAGAAGCTTGAGATAGAGAAACGATTGCAAGTTCAGATAAGAAAACTTATGGGTGACACACCTATTAATCTTAATAGTCCAGAGCAGATGTCTTGGGTTATATACAGCAGAAAGCCACATGATAAAACTATGTGGGCAAATGCCTTTACTCCTTACATGGACAAGGCACACTTCAATGACGTTGTATCAAGAAACTCTGATATTGTATTAAAAACAAAAGCTGTGTCATGTAGAGAATGTAATGGCACAGGACAGATAAGAAAGGTTAGAGTAAATGGAACTCCTTACGCAAATACCACTAAGCACATTGACTGTGGTGGTAATGGTTATACTCTTCAATCTCTTGGATTAGTAGCAGGATTGAAGTTTAAAGCACCAAGTTCTAAGTGGATATCTGCTAATGGATTTGGTGTTTCTAAGACGAACTTAGATATGTTACAGAGCATGGCTAAACGTACCAACATGACAGATGCTGTCAACTTTTTGACAGATGTTAAACGTTTATCAGCTTTGGATTCATACCTAAGTTCATTTGTAGAGGGTATCAAAGCACACGTTAAATCTGATGGTAAGCTTCATGTGAGGTTATTACAACACAGGACAGCGACAGGTAGGTTTAGTGGTGCTGACCCTAATATGCAGAATATGCCTAGAGGTGGTACGTTTCCTGTTAAGAAGGTATTCGTATCACGTTGGAAGGGTGGCAAGATACTTGAAGCTGACTTTGCACAGCTAGAGTTTCGAGCTGCGGCATATTTATCTCAAGACAAGGTGGCAATGGATGAAGTTTCTACTGGGTTTGATGTTCACTCGTATACGTCTAAAGTTATTACAGATGCAGGTCAACCGACTTCTAGACAAGATGCGAAAGCACACACATTCGCACCACTCTACGGAGCAACAGGCTTTGGCAGAAGTAAAGCAGAAGCAGAATACTATGAACACTTTACCAAAAAGTACACAGGAATCAAAGCTTGGCACTCCAGATTGGCTAAAGAAGCTTTAGAGACAGGCAAGATATCCACACCATCAGGCAGGGAGTTTTCTTTTCCTGATGTACAACGAAGAATGAATGGCACAGTAAGCTTCTTCACACAGATAAAGAATTATCCTGTGCAGAGTTTTGCTACTGCCGACATAGTTCCCATCGTACTTATACAGATGGAGAACTTATTAGCCAACTACAAATCATGTATTGTTAATTCGGTACACGATTCTGTAGTGGTTGATATACACCCTGATGAGATAACACAGGTGTTATACCTCATCAAACTGCTCAACAGTAGTCTCCAATCTATTGTTGAGAAACAGTTTAACATCGAGTTCAATGTACCATTATTACTTGAAGCAAAAATAGGTGATAATTGGCTTGACACTAAAGACGTTAGCTGATATAACTATACAACATTTGACTCACAGAAAGGAGCAATACATATGGAAAATAATAATTTAGTAACGATTGATACAAATAACTACGAAGCTATGGCTAAAGCAATGGGTATAGCAGGTGAAGGTACTAAGTCTTCAGATACTAAGAAGACTCAACAGCTACCACGTTTCAGAATAAACCATTCAGCAATCATGGGTGAGACCAAGATGAATGGCAAGAATGTAAACGTAGAGGTAGTTGAAGGTGGTACTTATAAGCTTGAGATACCTGATGGTGAAACGTATTACAGTAAGTCTGCCAAGATAAGACCTTTCATGCAAAGGTATATGTATAAGAGGTTCGTTAAGAATATGAACGCAAAGATGGGTGAGCCTATGGGCATTTATCATAAGACTGTTATGGCAGATTCACTTAACCTAGATTTAAAGGATAATCAAGGTGGGTTTAACTGTGGTAAACCAGCAGGTTATATTCAGGACTTCAAAGCATTACCTGAGAAGACTCAAGACTTAATCAAGCAGATTAAAAGAGTGCGTGTCATATTCGGTCTTGTTGATTTACTTGACCCATGTAATGACAAGGGTGAAAAGATATCTTTTAAAACTACACCATTCATATGGGAGATAGATAATAGAGATGCTTTCAAGACTGTAGGTCAACCTTTTACTAAGTTGGCACAGTTGAAGAGACTTCCTGTTCAGCATACTATAGCCTTAGAAACTGAAGAACGTAAGTTACCTAATGGTAATGTCTTCTACTTACCTGTATCTACACTAGATGTAGCCAATAAGATTGACCTGTCTGATGAAGACCAAGTTATCTTTGGTGACTTCATGTCATGGATACAAAACTATAATCAATATATAGTGAGTGAGTGGGATGCCAATGTAGGTGGTAATGCAGATGCAGACATGAAAGATATAGTTGAAGACTTTATCGAAGTGGATGCAAGCTAATGAATCACCGTGCTGAATTGGCGATACATAAGTTGCTAGAAGATATACTTGCATCTAAGAAGCAGATGTCGATAGAGACTATTGAAGGTGTAGCATCTGATATAAAGGAAGCTATGGTTCGTCAGTTCGGAACAAAGAATGATAGGAAGGATTTTAAATTACGTATGTCTAACATAGGTAAGCCTTCCTGTCAGCTTTGGTTTGATAAGAACCATCCTGAGAAAGCATTACCGAAAGGTAATAGTTTCTTGATGACAATGATGATTGGTGATATAGTCGAAGCTATCTTCAAAGGTTTATTGAAGGAAGCTAAGATTGAATATCAAGATAGTGAAGAGGTTACGTTAGAACTAAAAGATGGTATTAACGTAAAAGGAACTTATGACCTTGTACTAGATGACTGTGTTGACGATATAAAGTCTGCATCAGATTGGTCATACAAGAATAAGTTCGCTTCATTTGAATCAGTAGCTAATGGAGATAGCTTTGGTTATGTAGGTCAACTCGTTGGGTATGCGAAAGCGAGTGGTAAAAACATAGGTGGTTGGTGGGTAGTGAACAAGTCTAATGGACAGTTCAAATACGTATCAGCAGGAAGTGCAGACACAACTCACGTCTTAGGTAACATTGAGAAGACCATAAAGCAAGCCAATGCTAAAGAATTAGTTAGGTGCTTTGAGCCTGAAGCAGAAACTTTTAGAGGTAAAGCCACAGGTAATCTCGTTCTTAATAAGAACTGCACCTTTTGTGACTTCAGATATAGTTGTTGGGATACTCTACAAGAGCTACCTGCACAGAAGTCATTAGCAAAAGAACCTAAGATGGTTCAGTATATTAAGCTAGGAAAGGAGAAAATAGCATGAGTAAATCATTAGATGAATTAAAATCTGACATCGAAGAAATGGAGAAGCAACTAGTAGAAGCAAAAAAGCAGTATCGTGAGATGCGTACAGCAGGTTTGCGTGATGCTATGGAAGCTAGGAAGGTAGCTGATGAAGCTGTAAAGGAAGAGTTAAAGAACTTAGGTTATCAGACTTCTTATAGTCCTTTTACAGGAATCACGTGGCGAAACTTTTAGGTGTCTCCTCATAAGGCTTATCGTGCAGCCTTAAAGCATGGGTATAGGAGTGGACTAGAGCATAAGGTATCCGTCTATCTTACAGAACGTAAACACAAGTATGGTTACGAATGTATTAAGATTGAGTGGGAAGACCTAGCCTACCGAACCTATACCCCTGACTTCATATTAAATAATGGGATTATCATTGAGACAAAGGGAAGGTTTCTTGCTATAGATAGACGTAAACATCTAGCTATTAAGAAACAACATCCAAGATTAGATATCAGATTTGTCTTTGAAAATAGCAGACGTAAGTTAAGTAAAGGTGCTAAGTCTACGTATGGTCAGTGGTGTGATAAGTATGGATTCAGATATTATGACAGAATAATTCCTGAAGATTGGCTAAAAGAAAAAGGTAAGAACAAACATCCAAAGATGATTAAATTCACAGGTAAAAAAGTAAGGAGATTAAAATGATTAATGATAAATACTTAGAAGAAGAAGACTTTGTTATACAGATAAAACCTCATATAGACAGTAAGGGTTGGACAGGTGATGTATCACTTAGTATAATGGTAGGCAAAAAGAATCCTTTAAATGATGAAGACTTTGAAGCTATGTTAAACTTTACTAGGCAGATATGTGCTACTGTTCCTTTGATGGAGCAGAATAAAATATTCAGAGATGCCGTAGAAGAAGAAGCAAACAAGCATCTGCCTATAGAAGATGTGTTTGATATACCTGACAAGAAAAAGGGTAGAGTAAAAGATACAGATGATAATGTAATTCATATTTCTTTTGGAAAAGAAGAAACTACACATTGACAATGGCACAAGAAGAGTATATAAAAGACATGAGACACTTAGAGTACATGAGTTACAGAGCAGAAAAGGAGAAAGGTATGGCAAAACAAGATATGGTTAATAGTCCTATACACTATAACAAAGCAGGTATTGAAACCATTGATGCCTTAGAAGCTATGTTAGTTGATGGGTTTGATTATTATTTACAAGGTAATATAGTTAAATACTTATGGAGATTTAGATATAAGAATGGTGTTGAAGACTTAAAGAAAGCACAATGGTATCTGAATAAACTCATTGAGGTCTACGATGATAAGAGTTAAGATAATGATGACAATCTCTGTAGACCCTGACGATTATGCTGTACCTGCCGATGGCATGGTCAGCGAGGAGATTGAAGAATATGTAAGAGAAGCCTTCCATGAAATAGAAGGTGTTAAGATTAAGAATATGAAATTAGTTAGTGAGGAGACATAAATGATACAGAACTATTTACCTACCGACTACCAAAACTTTATAGCACTCTCTCGCTATGCAAGGTGGAAGGATGATGAACAACGTAGAGAGAATTGGGGAGAGACTGTTGATAGATATTTTGGTTACATGACTAATCATCTTACTAAGAATCATTCATATACTATCACAAAAGCTCTCAAAGAAAAGCTTACAGAGCAGGTAATATCTTTAGGTGTCATGCCTAGCATGAGAGCCTTAATGACTGCAGGACCTGCCTTAGACCGTTGCCATGTAGGTGGCTACAACTGTAGCTACATACCTGTAGATAGTCCACGTTCATTTGATGAATGTATGTACATACTTATGTGTGGCACAGGTGTTGGCTTCTCTGTAGAACGTGAGAATGTAGATAAGCTACCTATAGTTAATGAACACTTTGAAGACAGCACTACTATCATCACTGTTGGTGACAGCAGACCCGGGTGGGCAAAGGCATTGAGAGAACTTATTGCTATGTTATACGTAGGTCAAGTACCTACTTGGGATGTGTCACAGGTTAGACCAGCAGGTGCAAGACTAAAGACATTTGGTGGTAGGGCATCAGGACCTGCACCATTGGTTGAGTTGTTTCAGTTCTGTATACAGAAGTTCAAGGGTGCTAAAGGTAGAAGACTATTTCCTATTGAATGTCATGACATTATGTGTAAGATAGGAGAAGTTGTAGTTGTAGGTGGAGTACGTAGGTCTGCACTTATATCTTTATCTAACTTAGGTGATGACCAAATGAGACATGCTAAGTCAGGTCAATGGTGGGAGAATGAAGGACAAAGGGCACTAGCTAATAACTCTGTAGCATTTAAAGGTAAGCCTGAGATGGGTACATTCATGCGAGAATGGACATCCTTATACGAATCTAAGTCAGGTGAACGTGGTATCTTCAATAGAAAGGCTGCTCAAGTCAAGGCTTCTGAGAATGGCAGACGTGAGACAGACCATTACTTCGGTTGTAATCCATGCAGTGAGATTATACTTAGACCTTATCAGTTCTGTAACCTCACAGAGGTAGTTTGTAGAGCCACAGATGACCTTAACTCTTTAACAGAAAAGGTGCGTATGGCTACTATACTTGGTACATTTCAATCTACTCTTACTAACTTTAAGTACTTACGTAAGGTTTGGAAAGATAATACAGAAGAAGAAAGACTGTTAGGAGTTTCCCTAACAGGTATTCTTGACTGCCCTATATGGACAGAAGAAATACTAACCATACTAAGAGATGTGGCAGTAGAAACTAATAAGAAGATGGCTAAAGACTTAGGTATACCACAGTCAACAGCTATTACTTGTGTAAAGCCAAGTGGTACAGTTAGTCAATTAGTTGACAGTGCTTCAGGTATTCATGCTAGACATAATGACTACTACATCAGGACTGTACGGGGTGACAACAAAGACCCACTCACACAGTTTATGAAAGAAAGTGGCATACCTAGTGAGCCTGACGTTATGAAGCCTGATAGCACTACTGTGT